GTAAAGACTATCTTACTGAGGCGGGAGCCACGAACTTGTAGCTCCCGCGTACGCCTTACGGCGCACGGACTGTGTCGTCTCACGACGACGAGCAAATGGCATCCTGGGAAGAGCACCTCTCAGGGCTGCCATCATTAGGACGGTAGGATACCGTTCATGATAAGTGAGCCCCTTATCGGGGACACCACTTAGACCTAGTTCCAACCAACTCCAGGCTTGAATATCTCTATCAAACTTGGAAAAGGCTGAGCCTAGGAACATGTCAAAAGGGACCTCAAAAGCCCCGTAGATATCGCCCTTGTAAGGTCGACACATACGGAGCCGATGAGGAACCAACTCTCTGAGATACTCACGTACCTCTGAGAATGCTAATTCCCAAGAAGGTTTTAGCATAGACAGGTTATGAAACTTGATCAAAGAGTTCAGAGAATCGAACTCAAAGTCAAGCCCTAATGGCCTTACATCAAGGCCAGCAAACCAATCTGCTCCACACGACTCCCGAAAAGGACCAGATGTAAAGGTCTTCCTCGGGTTATGCCGGAACCCAATCTCCCATAAAGTCTTAATGACCTTTTGAGATATGGACTGGCGCACGATGATGTCATCGCCGTAGACGGAGTAATCTGTCGCGGACTTTGACCACATCATACACACGGACGCGAAAATGAGCGTTTCTAAAGGGAAGCAGAAGCCGTTTCCCATAGACACGAACTTCTCGTAGCGCACCGATGTAGGGGCGTTTGGAAGCACGTAGGCTGGGCTCCTGATAGCATCAAGAAAATGATACCAATCAGGGGGCAACAACCTTCTCGCAAGGGCGCTAGATATAGAATCCGACGCCATCGAAAGGTCTATAGTAACGAACGGATCGGAAGACTCAGTACTACCGAGTCTCGAGAGGTTTTGATTCCTCGTTTGGTCTGAGAGATCAATTCCAACCCTCTTAAGGCGACGACGCATTACTACGTCGGCACCCTTCTGAAGGTATCCGTTCAACAGCGGCTCGACTGCTATGGTTCTATCAACCAATGCAGTCTTGGGCACAGTGACGATTTTGTTGTAGTGTACCAGCTCGGTCTTCCTGCGAATCTCCTTACGGAGACTCTCAGGATCCATGCAAACGAACCCACCCACATGAGGCAGCAACAACTCATATAGGTGGTTATCGCGTAGCATGGACGACTCGGCATAAGGCAGGGCACTAGGAGAACATGTCCACTTATCGGAGAGAAACTTCCTCGCCGAATTAGTGGAAGAACCATGCACCCCTATTGACGCCCCCGGCCCGAAGCTACACTCGTCATAAATAGCAGGCAAATTGGGACTTTCACCCAATACATACCTGATATGTGCAGCCATCTGGTTAAGGATGGACTGCTGACGGAAGCGCGACCCTTTAGTAAAGAGCCTGCGCAGCTTCAAGTTGTACCGCTTGCATTGCTTCTCAGCTAGCAAGAATTTCTCTACAGCGGTACTGAAGGATATTTTCTTCAGCTCCGGAGCAGGGAACGGGTATTTCTTGATAAGTGCAGACAACTGACTCGCGGCGTATGTTTCCGCCGCAGTGGAGTGCTTAGCTGCACCACCATATGAGTCTGCCCATCTAATTAAGGAGATAAAATCACGCGCTTTTAACAAACGCATTACTTCATCGCCTACACCAGAGGGGTAAGCCGACACAAATCTCTCCAAGACGTTTGAGTATATCTCAAACCTCTTCTTCCGGAGAGAAATGTCGAAAGCACGAACATCACGTTCGATTCTTCGACGTCTGGAAGACACTGGGACCTCCAAGGT